TTTCCATCACTGTACTTTTGATAATCGATCGCTTCGGTTGTCTGTTTGAACCTAGTTCTTGTTCTGAGCCGTACCACGTTCCGTGCTTAGTACCAACAACTAAATCCGTTTCAATCTTACGCACCCAATATTGAAACGCTCCGCTTGGACGTCTTGAACGTCTCATACCTGGCTGTTGCTTAGCTTTCTTAACCATACGCTTTCTTACGAGTTTACCTGTGTCTAAAAGAGCTGCGCGTTGCAATTCTTTTAGTGTGTACTGCGCGCGATCCACTTTAGATGTAAACTCAACGTCGTTCATCCGTATTTTATTCGCACGAGGTAGTTTAGCCACGGTTCGTCATCCCCTCGCATACGATTTCCATATGATCGCTTTCAGTGACATACGCACGGATAACTGAGTAACGCTCATCATTGTAGATAATTGTCTTTTCGTTGTTGTAATCAAATACTGAGATTAAAAACATTAATTCCGGTCTTAATCCATTCGACATCGCTTGATAAAACTCGCTTTGTCTGACAGATTTACGACTAGCGTAGACGCGTCTTTTAATTTCCACATCGATTGTATCGCCAATTTCGTTTTGTTCACGTGTCACCGATACTAAATCAATCGTTTCACTCCATCGTGGCAATATACTCACCCGCCAGACTAAGATGTTGCTTTAACATCGTATAAGATTTTTCTAGTCGCTCGTAATCACTGTTATCAAAACCAAAGTGAAGTTTTGTATAGATGATTACCGCTCTTTTAATGAGTGGGTCAATCGGTTCTTGGTCGACTTTGACACCAGCGATATTTAAATCAATCAGTGCAGCATCGATTAAATCTTCCAGCTCTTTCGTAATGCCGGGATCCATACTCATGATTCTATTCGCGACTTTCACATCATCAATTAAAGCCATGATTATTCACCGCTTTCTAGCGCTTCCAAAGCTTCTTCTTTACCTCTGATTTTTTCGCCGTTGGGTAACTCATACCAACCGGCGCCGATATGTTTCACTTTTTCTTTAGGTGGTTGCTTGCTTTTTTCGCTTAAAAAACCTTTACTAACAAGAAAATCAACCCTACCCTCATCAGAATGAGAGTAGAATTGACCTTTTTTATATAGCCTATTAGTTTCTTTATCGTGAAAATCTTTAATTACTTTTGCTTGCACGATTAATCATCCTTTCCTTTATGCGTTAGGCGCATTTTGGATTAAGGCGAACGCCTTTTCATCAAGGACATTACCGTCAACAACAGCATAAGCAGCGTAAACAGTTGTACGTTTCTTAACTTCTTTTTCAGATAATACACTCACTGGCTCATTTGTGTTAAAGACAAGACCGCGATTGGCGTTACCGATGACGATAGAACCATCAGAAATACCCGCGTCAGGTTTAACTGTTAGGCCGAACATACGACCAACACCGCCACCAGTCACATCAGGAATAAACAACGGGCGACCGTTATCATCTTTCAAGTTAGCTAACTGATTCCAAATCGTCGCGTTGTTTGCGTAGATTGATGCACCATTCAAGTAAGAAGAATGAATTAAGCTCATTGCTTCTGTAATGTGTTCGTATGCTAACGGTTCTGGTGTTGTTGCTTCTGGATCATACGTAACAACTTGTGGCGTACCCGCTTCAGCAAGTAAAGCTGTTTCAACTCCGCGCGGTTCATTTGTTCCTGTGCCTTGTGACGCGGCAGTACCTAGTGCAACACCCATGCGATCACCAAGTTCTTCGATGATGAACGGAATGAATTCTTCAACAGCCATCGCTTGAAGTTTCCATGTAACAGTGACTGACTTAGCTAATTCATGACCATCGAGCGTAAGCTCTGCGAAAGTATTCTGTTCGTCAGCTGTATCAGTACCTTCTGTGTACCATGCAGCATCTCCTGCATCGATAGATGCGTGTTTCTTAATCGTGAATTTACCACGAACATTATACTTACGAGCATCAGCGAATAATGGATAGTTTTCTTCTGCTCGCTTCCAAATTCCCGCAGCAACCGTTTCTGGAATCAGAATCTCCGTGTTAGTTGAATCGTGTGTGTAAGCATTTTGATAGTCAGGATTGAATGAGTTAAATAACTCTTGTTCGTCCTTTTCCAGTTGCTTGTTCATCATTTTCTTAGCCCAAACATTTTCATACGTTTGTTCTTTTTCTACTTTAGAGTTCATAGTAAAGTTCAATTCTTTTGCCCCCTCAACATTGACTGATTGATTTTCAAATGATTCTGCTGAATCTTTATCTTTCAATGCGTTTAAATTCGCACTCGCTTTTTTAGCTTCTTCCCACTTGTTATCTAGTGCTTCAACTTCTTTCATTTTTGCGTTAGCATCTTCAACTTTTCCTTCGTCGATAAATCCTTGAATTGTGTCCATCATTTCTTTTCGTTGTGCTTTGTATTGTTCTAAATTCATTCGTTAACATCTCCTTTGAGTTTTAATAGATTAAATTTGGCCATTAAAATATCCGATTGATCTTCACCTTTTGGTGATTCAACCGGACGCTTAAATTTGTCTTGCATATTTCTAATTTTGTTAATGACTTGTTGCGGAATCATAGGCGATTCACTTGCACTGGCAACTAACTGGTTACTTTCAAACATAACTTCATCAGCAAAGCCTTTTTCTTTCGCTTGTTCAGCGTTTAGCCATGTTTCATTGTCCATCATCGCTAACAGTTCGTTTTCTTCTAGCCCACTTTTATTTCGATAGGCTGATGCGATTGACTTGTTCATGTTTTTTAACACTTCTGAGCTGTGTTCCATGTCTCTGTAATCACCTTTAGATACAGAAGATACGTTATGAATCATGATTTGCGCTGTCGGACTTACTTTGACAGTATCACCAGCCATCGCAATGACCGAACCCATACTAGCGGCGATTCCAACAATTTTCGTTGTCACTTTACCTGCATAGTCTTTTAATGCGGTATAAATTTCTGAACCGGCAAACACATTTCCACCGGGAGAATTTATAACGACTTCTAATTCATCATTTTCAGCGTTATCAAGCGCTTCTATAATGTCGTTAGGACTTGTGTGTTCAACGTCGAATAAATCGTAAATCCACGCATCATCATTCGACACGATAACGCCTTTAATGTTGATTTTTTTCATCTACTCACCCCCTTCCTGTTTTTCTTGGTCGGTAGGAGCCATGTCCAAACGTCTAACGTAGACATCACCGTTTTCTTTTGGAGCCATGCCGAAGATTGTTCTAGCTTCATTCTCGCTTACATATCCACGATCCATACCTTGGTTAGCGAATTCCATACGCGTTTTAAGCGAAGCGAATGATAAGTTAAATGATTCAAACACAATCTTGTTACCAAATCCACGCTCTCTGCGGTTAAACAATTTTCTCGTAAATTCGTTACTTAATTGGACGATATCCGGCTCAATTGAACCCTCGTAATAACTCACCCACTCATCTTCGCTGTACTTCGATTGGATAATGTTCTCGTTCGTATTGAAGAACGAATAAATACGTTGCACTGATTTATCCATTTGTTTTTCATTAGGCACATAATCTTTCGGCTCTACTTGAACCGCATCAGCTTTAGCATCTGTTGCAGCAACACCTAATGTATCGCTCTCTGTACTCAAATAATCTTCCATAAATCGTTTAACAGCTTTTTTCTGATCTTCTGGCCTTAACGTTTGCGTAAATTTAAGCAACCATCGAACAACACCGCTATTTTTAATCGCTTTAACAATACCTTGGTCGGTGGTATTCACAACTTCCATCAAATTCGATAACGCTTCACCAGGTGATGTACCAAATAAATCATCTTCGTTGAAATCTTTTCGCAAGTGAATAATGTCTGAGTATTTGAACGTCACGACGGATCCATTACTTAAAGAGAAACGTAAATAAAGACGATTGTTACTATCCATAACAGCTTGTACGCCAGTAGATGAAATCGGATAGATGGCGTTAGGTACGCCGTTATCATCACGATTGATATAAGCAAACGCGTTGTTGTTTAATTCTAACTGTGTCACTAGTTTCTCTTGTAACTGTTGACCACTCATATAAATGTTAGGTTCTTCTAACAAGAATCGCATATAAACGTCTGGATTTACTTTTGTTCCTTCTGCGTTTTTTCTGACGTGTTTAGCGACAGCCTTACCAATCGCCCTCGCTTTTGGCCTAATAGCAGAACGAACAATATCCGATTGATAAAGTTTTCCGTTCCAAGCATAAAAACCATAACCTTTATCGGTAATCATTTTAAATTCTGTTGTGGTCACTTTATTCTGCGGTTTAAACCTGTCGAGTAATTTAATGTTTATCACCCCCTTAAATAAGATTCATATATTCATCTAACTTATCTTTCAAAACGATATAGCCACACGCCAAAGAGACCGTCCCGTCAATACGTTTACGGTTGTCATTGCCTTTGACAAGCTGAATATTAGCGTTTATATCCGTTTTAACTTCCGAATTACTTAAACACCACATATCAATTGGATTCATGTTGTGGACGATTTTCTTTGCGCCCAAATCAGCACGTAAATCTTTTAATGGTTGACTCATTGTTGCAGGACCTTGCCTAACAGGAATCATACTATCTGGACCAAACTCAGATTTAAACTCACGTAGTAACGTGTCGTCGATGTGCCAAGGATCATAACCGATATAGAGAACGTATAGATCATCTTCATCTCTTAACTCTTTAAACCAATCTAAAAACACACGCTTGTCTACTTTGTTACCAGGATGTGTTCTTAGCAATCCTTTTCGTTCCCAAAGTAAATACGGAACGTTGTCACGCTCACGACGATTACCGTCTTGTGTCATCTGATTTAACACGTCTTCCGGCATCCAGTACATTGACTTGATGTAAATTTTGTCGTCGTTAGGTCGCATACATAACGCTTTGGCACTATTTAAATCGACTGAATCGGCCGCATCAAATCCACCAATACCATAACGGAATCCCATCTTCTTAAATTCAAACGTTTCTTTATTCTCAATTTCATTCCAGTTGAGCCATGCGCTAGCGCTGTTTTCTTTCATGTTGAAATCCTTAACCATTACCGTCGGTTTAAATGACGGATCATCTTTCGCTTTATCTACCATCTGACGTAGGTAATCACGACTCTTAATCGTATCAATGCCGGGATTAGCTTTAACCCACATATCTTCGTTATCCCATTCATCTCGATCATCTAACTCATAGATAAAGGGCAAGAAGCGTTTGTTTTCTTCTTTCAGTTCTTTGTATAACAACTTCTTAGCAAAGTCATATTGAGAATCAAAGATACCGTCGCGGACAAAACCATTCGTTGTAATTGAAAAAAGCAACGGTTGCCGTCTGGCTCCCATCGCTTGTTTAACTAAATCATATATGTCACGATTTTTAATCGCGGCCAGCTCATCAATAACAGCACCGTGAACATCTAAACCATCTAGAGAGTTAGCATTACTTGCTAACGCTTTAATAAAGCCGAAATTAATTTGACAATATAAATCGTTTGCTCTCTTTCGTATGTGCTTAGACAATAACGGTGATTGTTGTATCATCTTGTGTGCTGCGTTAAATCCTAGCTTGGCTTGTTCCAACATGGTAGCAATATTGTACACTTGAGGAGAACCCTCTCCATCATTAATCAATAAATCAATTTCCACAGCACCCAACTCTGTTGTCTTACCATTCTTACGACCTTCAATAATCAAAACTTCGTTATACTGTCTAATATCATCGTCATCAACAAAACCAAATGTCGCTTGAAATCTAGCTTTCTGAAATAACTCTAATTCTAGCGATGTGCCTAACTTACCAGAAGGCAATTTAATAAACTTCTCGATAAAATCGATATGCTTACTTGCAATCGCATGATCGTAATGAAATTCACCAGGATTCAGATACTTTTCCATCAGCATATCTGATACACGTTTCATTTTATCGCAAGCGACAATTTTGTTATCTAATATACCGCCGAAATATTCTTCAAATTCAATCATTTCTTACCACCTGCCAAAAATTCAAGAAGCTCATCGCTTTTATTGACAGATGATTCTTTAGGAAGTAAATCACTAAGCTGTTTCATCGTTGTTGAGTATTGTTTAGACCAACTTGTATATAACTCTGATTCTGGACTCTTTTTAGTCCCCCATTGATTCGCACCATTCTGATATTCAATGACAACACCATTTCTATCCATCGTTTGCGTGAGTTCGTCAAGTGATACAGCAAGCCAAGCGGCGTTATACATTAACTTTTGATTCAACTTCTTTATATCATCTGGCATATCTTTAAATGTCCGTCTAATTTTGTTTAACTCTTTCTTAACGAGCGCTTGTTTTTCTTCTTCTTCATAAATCAATGTAAAATCACCACCTTTCATACTACACCCCTCACGCAAAGCGTCACGCGTGATTTTTGTTGTCCCCCGCCGGTCCATATATTTATTGATTTATGTAAAATTATGGGGGGCTATCGTTGTATTAGATTGCCATCATCATCAAACATCACATCATCTCTAACTAAATATTCATTTGCAAAGTGTTCTCTGTTGTGACAGTCGTGACAAAGATACTCTAAGTTATCCCAGTTCAATGTAATGTCTGGATCACCTATGTTGCTTGGCGTAATGTACTTGATATGATGCACGATATATCCTGGTGTGTATCTACCACTAGATAGACATCGCTCGCACAGTCCCTGCACACTGCTTATATAACCTGCTCTGCAATCTTGCCAGGCTTTAGATTTGTAAAAGGATTTAGCATATTTCTTGGCCACATGATTCACTCCAAATAAAAAGACACCTCTATACGAGATGTCTTAGATA